CACCGGTTTGAGCGTTAACTATGTCGATAATCATACCTTCGATAAGGTACTGGGTGGATTCAACGTTGACAACAACACTGTCGTTGGTCACGCCGCAACTCGTGCAAATCCCAGTACCGTTAAGGTACGACTGCCTGCCATATGTGAACCTGGCGCTCTTGAGCAGGCCGTCCTGTTCGGATTCCATTGCGGACAGGAAAGCCGCCTTACTGCTTCTCGAAGCCTTCATTACCTGGTCTGTGAACTTGATGACACCGCGGATGCTCTTTATGCCCGAAACGAACGGAGCATAGAGATTTCCGCCGGATACAGGCAACGGCTGGGTATCCGATCCGGAGCCGGTACCACCATTTACACCGTAAGGCGCAATTTTATACACGCGCCTGCCTCCCTCGATGTCCTTGGAGGTCTGCTCCACTTTTGCAAGGAATATGCCGGAACCGATATTGATCTGGTCTCTCATCGGTTCCTCGTATATGTCCTTCAATGCAGTATCAAAGGTCTGCATTGTTACCATACGCTCTCACTCCTTTTCCGACTTTATTAACTGCCAAAGATAAGGTCTGCGGCCATTTTGTGTATCTCGGACATTGGCTTGCCCTTGACACTTACAGGCGGATTTGCCGGTGCGCCGCTGTTACTGTTCCCGGCAATCGATTTAGGCACCTGGCTGTTTGCATTTTGAATACGTGCCAGGTACTCTTTAACGCCGTCCTCCTTGGCCGTCTTGAGTTGTGCATCAAGCTGCTCAATTTTTGCAGTGAACTCAGCTATTTTGGTGTCAAAAGCCTTGGCTTTGGCGTAGGAATAAGCATCTCTCAGCACTTTCTGAGGTTCTTTGCTGTCATGCAGATTATTCTCGACGATGTATTCTTTCATCGTGTCGATATAATCTACCATGTCAGGATTGGCAGCGCTGAGTTCTGCGACGGCGTTATTCCATTTTTCGAGGTTCATCTGTACCTCGGTGTGCTCCACCACGGGAGCCAGCTTGCTCTCCAAAGGCTTTATTTTGCTTTCGGCGACCGATTCGGCTATCTTAGCAAGCACGCCTTTCGGGTCCTCGTAAAACTTTTCAAGTAATTCTTCCGCGCTAAGATTCGCCAGATCGTCTTCAGCTTCGGATTGTGGCTGTTGCGGTGTTTGCAGCTTGGCTTCCAGACCGGCCTTTTCCTGATTAAGCTGGTCAATTGCCTTTTGCAGTTCAAGCAGGGTCTGACGGTCTCTCGTCCATGCTGACTGCATGCTCTGATAAGCCTTCACCAAATCATTCACGGAGTTGTATTTGTTCAGTATCTTTCCTTGCTGAGCCTGCTGGTCAGGGGTGTCCGGAGTTTCCTGATTCTGCCCGCCGTCCTGATCCTGTGACTGGTCCTGCACCTGATCCTGGGAATGGTCCTGAGCAGATTGGTCCGGAGCCTGATTTCGCGGGGTATCAGCCTTCTCCGGTGAGTTGGCTTTATCCCACAAATCCATCAACCTTTGGGTAGGATTTACCGGCGGATCCGACGATGCCTGCTGTGAAGAATCCGTCTGTGCCGGTTCTATCGAAGTTGCCTGCGTCTGGTCCTGCGCGGGTGCCATGTCGTGGGCCGCCGGTTCTCCTTCTGCAAACAACTGTAAATTAACGTGTTTTATCATGTGCAATTTATCCTCCTTTTGCGGGTGCCTTATCGGGCCGCAATTTAGTTCATCTTCATGGTACAATGGGTAACAGTGCAAAAAGGTCAAAATGTTTTCGGACAAAAAACAAGGCCGGTTTTTTAACCGACCTTTATGTTTTGATTTTCTTTAACACTTCGTTTCAGCGCCGCATCAAGTTGTACCTGCTGTATCAAATCTTCCGGTGTCAGTTCGATGCCCGCTTGTGCTGCCTGTTGTATCTTCCCGGCAATCGGAAGGTCTTTAAAGGGTATCGACTGATCGGGCTTCTCCTGCGCCTGTTGCGCTGCTGCCGCCGCTTTCTGCGCAATTGCTTCTTCATGCATCTTTACATGAGCATCAAACATAGCTGCAATTTCGGGATTGCTACGCTTGAATTCAATAAACGAAATGTCAAGCCTTACCCTGTCATGCTCTTGCTTATGCAGTTCGTGCAGGTCGTAATCTGCAAAATCAGGTTCAAACCCTTGCATAAGTTGTCTGTTCTCCCACTTCGCCTTCATTATGTGCAGGTCCTCGATGTCGGCTGTATCCTCCCAGTTACCGAGCCTCATCATCTGTATAACCTTGGCTCGTACTTTAGGATCAACGTCATTGGAGAACAGCTTGTACTGCAGCAGTTCCTTGATTATCTGTACCCTCTGTGACGGCGACTGCATGATTTCGTCCTCGCTGTCAACTATCACGTCGTCGCTTGTCAGGTCGGAAGAATACCACTCAATGAGGTCTACCTCGTTGTTTTCTCCGACATATCTTAAAAGCCTTGGCGCGTTCGGCGGGACGAACTGTTTGTAAAGCCGAAGGTCAATTTTCCATCCCTGAATAGCTGCGTTTTTAATGTTATCTGATGTCAGGGATATTCTCGAATCGTCGGCCTCTTTTAGTTGCTCCATTGCGTCACCGGATACCACGCCGGTCGGCGGTAGCGATTGAGAAGCAAAGGGCGAAACACCGGAAATCATAGTAAACAGGTTTTCCAGTTTCGTTTCTTCTATATCAAATGCTGTCGTGCTTGCATTTAATTCAATGAATTCCGGGGGTTTACCGCCCCTGGGATACAGATGTATCTTACCGGGATAAAGCCCTTCCGCTTCGAGGTCCTCTACATCGACGGTGCCATCATCCTCGATAGCAAGATTGCCAATTGCAACACGGTTCAGAATTTCGTGTTTGCGGTTCTTGACAGCATTATACTTTCTTTGCACGGGTATAAGCCTTTCGACTATCGACACCGGCCAGAAGAATCCCGGCCTCTCTATACATATCTGCATCTCGAACGGGAATCCATAACTGCCGTTCTTACCGACGCGGTAAATGAATGGCTTCAGCTCGCACAATTTGTCTGCAACAACAATGATGTGAAGGCCCTGCGGATATTTCTTGCACGGCAGGTGCATGTATTCCTTCACAATTTCGCTGTTTTCGAGGGTTGTGTGAGTGAATTTGTATCCAGACGTGTTATATCCCAACCCGCAACCTATCTGCGACCGAACAAGTGTGAAAACATCGATCTTGCGACCGGGCACTTTTATGTCCCACTGTTCCCAGATTTCATCAACAGTCATAGGACGTGCATGGATAATGCTCCTGCAGCCCTCTATCCCATGTGCGAAATTGCTGTCAGGATATATCTCGAATGAGCTTACAATGTCTTTTTCTATATCTCCCTCATATATCGGGTTGCCGTTTTCATCTTCTCCGATGTATCTACCGGCATTGGGGTTCCATCTGTGTTTCAGGAAACAGCACCCGGTAAGTTCGCTCCACGCCGTCATCATTGATCTTTTGACTTGAATGTCAAGGTTTGAATCAAGTCCATCCAGTATCTTTCTGCTGGTTTTGGCCGTCGCTATATCCCTTGTTTCGCTGCTTGCCGGGCGCACATAAGGAGTAGGCTTGATCTGTTTCAGTTTCGCAAGCCTTGTTTCATATATGGGAGCAATCTGGTTAAAGACTTCCATCTCCTGATAATCAAATGCTTTGTCCTGCTGATACAGTGTACCTCTTACGAGGTCTATGTCGCAGTATTGGTTGCCGTTCAGGAAATTTATGTTAAGCATCCACTGAAGTTCAAAGTCACGCTTCATCTTGCGCCTTCTTTCAAATTCGTCATTAACGAATTTGACAGCTTCCTCCTGCGTTTTGAACGGCATGAATCCGTTATCAGGAGCTTGTGATTGATCGTCCTGCTGTTCAGGTTTCCCCATATTCAGTTTATCTTTTATGAAGTCCACAACCGCTCCCATAACGCACCTCCGTTATTCACCCTGTCTTTTCAGTTCGTCCGATGTCCTTTTACGAATGACATTTGGTACTGTCCGTTGCTTTTCCATCCGGTAATCTCTCAGGTCCTTCGCCATGATGCGGTTATACAGGTCCTGCCTTTCCTGCTTGTGTATAATGTTTTGAACAACGATTATACCTATAAGAAGGACTATAATCACCAATAATGACAATGTTTTTTGATCCATAGACTACCTCGTTATATCTGCGATAGCCTCAACAAGAAGATCGCAGTTATAGGTTTTCTTTGTTTCTTTTCCTTCCAGCTGGTCATATGCAGTTGTACTTTTTACTGTACATTCACAAACGATTACAACCTTATCTCCGGCCTTATATTTACTAATCGTTGAAAGGTCTTTTTCGTTCAAATACAGCATTGGCCTCGGATCATACACAGGTATAGGCACATCATTGTCCTTTTTGTTCTTCAACTTTTTAGGTTCTTCCAGTTTCTGAATATTGAGTTTTCCTATGTTATCAAGCGCTTTTTCTATAGCAGATTTCATTTCTTCTGCGCCTCCCTGATCTTTTTAATAAGCTCGGCAGTTTTCATTGTCGTGTATCTGCCCTCAATGTTAAGCTGTTTTGCCAGATCATATAATTCCTGCCTGCTCATTGCCTCCAAATCATCATTTACCTCTGATGTACCGGTACCGGATATGCCGGTATCAGACTGTTCATCGGCCTGTTCTTCTGACTGCTTGCTTGTTTCTGCAAGGATAGTCAATCTCCTGACTTCTGCTTCGCATGCTTCAAGTTCCATTTGCAGTTTTTCAATTACTGCATCTTTCGCTTCAAGCTGCTTTATCAGATCATCATTCGGTTCACTGGCGATCCCGAGGTACTTTTGGCCCTGTTTGATAATTTCCTTCAGATGCTCCACGCTACAGATAAGCCTCATGGCCGGGGGAGTACCTTTTTCGTAAATCCACACATTGTCGTCCGATGCTGTCCTTGTGCAGAAGTCGTCCCTTATGCCTTTTCGTGGATATTTTTCAATGATTATCATGCTTTGCACATCCTCCTATCTTCGATTTTTTCGCGCTGATCTTCGCCATAAGCGCTCACGGTAACGCTCTATTTCGTTTTTCTCGGACTTAAGCGCCCGAGATTTCTTTGCGTGATATGCACAAATGCCATATGTAAGCGCATCGTACTGGTGGTCGTCAACATCGAGCACCACTTCAGGATCGTCCGGGTCTTTTATAAGTTCAGGCATCTTCTCTATAAGCGTCTTGCATGTGTTAAATATCTGTAACCTGGCAGTTTTCTTCCCGGGTCTGAATGGATCATCATACGGCGTCAGATATTCATGCAAAATCGCTTTCCTGAACTTTCTGTTTTTGACACCCTGGATGAACCCGCCCGGAAGCCCGCCTTCAATATAGTGGTCTACCAGCGTCTTACCCTGTACATCCCTAACATGTGTGTGGAAAGCATCATGACCGGCGACGATAAACTGGTACCTTTCCATCAGTTCATTGCCCTGGTCGTTGAATGTGGTAGATTTTTCAACGACCTTTTGAGCCTGTGCTTTATATGTCAGCTTCGTGGTCCGGTCCTCTTTATCGCGGGTAAACTCACGATACACATACACTGTGCCCTGCTCGTCAACCGCGAACCAGTACCACGCGAACGGATCCTCGTATCCGTTGTCAACGGCCAGCCAGCGTTTCCAGTGCCGCGGTATATCGAATGGTTTGCAGACATGTATGTCGTAATCGAATTCCGGGAAAGCAGCATCCTCATTCAGTTCCCAGCTACCAAACAGCAGCGCTTTCTTTTCCTTCTCCGGCAATTTCATCAGGTTTGTGATGTATTCCGGGTCGTCGCGCATCAGGAACTCGTTCTCCCATACGAGGGCCGGAATATAGCAGCGCGTTTCGTACTTTTCCTCGCCGGAGAACGGATCCCGGCCAATATATTCCTTGAACACCTTGCACGGTTCGCTAGTGCCGACCTTAAACAACTTTTTCAGGTACTTGTGCCCCTTACCGTCAGGGTTGCTGGACATTTTGATCTGTTTCGGGAAGTTGTTGGCACCCCTGCATCGTGACTGCATGTACCGGAGCCTGAATTCCGAGAACTCCGTCGCTTCGTCGAACCGGATAATGTCGTATTCTGCTGACTTGTAAATGCTTACTCTATCGTCGGTGTCAAGGTATCCGAACTCTATAATGCTGCCGTTGATGTGATACCAAGTCATGTCATTTTCGTTCCACTCGAACCGATCCGACGGGTAAAGCTCATGTGATTTACTTATCAAGGAACGTCTTAACTCCGGGAATGATTCACGGAGTATAAGCTGTCGTATTCCGGGATAGCGGTCAGCACAGATCATTGCGTCTATCAGTTGGGCGTATGATTTGCCCCCGCCTGCTGCGCCCTATTCAGCCTCCGAACAGCACCAACTTAGCATCGCACTGTATGAACAAGCCCTGCTTATATGTCACTTTGATTTCAACGTTTTTCGGTTTTGACAAGGCCGCTCTGCGCTTGAAACTAGTTTTTGCCATTCGGATTGACCACCCCCTTTAGCTTACCCATCTATCCATTTACATCATGCAACACCCCGGCCAACAAAAAGGTCAAAAAGCAAAAGCGGCCGCCGCATACATGCGGACAGCCACCTCCAGGAGAGATACTGCTATGCAGTTTTATTATGGCATAGCCTGTGATATAAAAGGCCAAAATGAGATTAACCCTTTCTATGTTTGAAATATTCGACTTGCTTCAGGCGCTCAACAGCCTCTTTATGTGTGTCATATGGGCCACCGAGATTTTTACGCTTCCCATCTGATCCCTTTTTCTCTGAAACAACATACCATTTCCCGTTACGGCGCACTATCATTTCGAGGACCTCCAAACATGTTTTTGACAGCCTCCTGATTATCAACGAAGAAAGTATACAGCCCTCTACCCAATAACTCTATATCTTCTTCAGTAAGTCTACTGTTCATGTACATTTCACTGATGCCGTGCAATACTTCATGCAAAAAAGTTGCCTTTTGTTGATCCTCTTTATAAGTCTTGTTTATCTTGATAATGTAATCGTTATAGTCAATAGATCCATAGCACTCTCTCCCGTTAACAGTAATAGGGGCATCAGTCAATTCAACGGTATAGTTTTTATAACCTATTTTCACTTTGGAAGGTATCATTTTAAGCCTCCTGCAACAATTTGTTATGTATTACACTCTATAAACGGCAGATCAATAAGTTCCGGCTTATTCTCATGTGTCCATATCGCACCAAGCATGTTCCACACAAAAGCCCTATCGTGAGGTTCGTCTGTGTCTCCACGCTTGAATTTGAGATA